GATTTGCCTTTTTGGTGGTAAAGTAGTACAAGAGAGACTTATTTAATGGCACTGAAACACGGAAACAAAAATTATTACCAAGTTTTGATAGATCCACATAGATCAAAACTTATAGAAAAGGCAGCAGAACAAAAGGGAATGAAAGGTACAGCCTGGGTTAGAAAGGCTGCATACAGTCAGTTAGAACGTGAATTTTCTAGTGCAGAATACAAAATAGCAGAAGCAAAAGATGAATTATTGTGGAGAGAATCAGTACAAAGAAGAATAGATGGAAGAAAAGCTAATTCTGAAAGTTAAAGTTTCGTAACAGATTACATAGTGGTGGCACTTTGTTGCTATACTTCTAAGGAAGTTCAAATTTATTATGACCACAAAGAAACTTTACAAATTCAGAACTAAAACAGTTCTCAACGAAACATTTGAAGTAGAAGCTGAATCTTATGACCAAGCTGTAGACTTTATATTTGATGGTGCAGATAACCATGAAGATGACTACCCAAGCCAAGCAGAACGTACAGGTTGGTGGTATGACGATAGGGAGTTTGTAGAATTAGACCACGAATACCCTGGTATAGTTGCTATTTCCATAACTGAAGAAGAAGCTGAAAAAACTATGCTTGGAAAAACTGATTGGTGGATATACAAACCAGATGGTTGCCCTTTAGGTGATTGGAGAGAAGTTACCGATGAAGAAAGAGTTGCTGATGAAAAGCAAGCCGTTGCAGATGGCAGATTAAACGAAAAATTTGCATCTTATACATAATGAGCATTTATTTTCGTTCATCACTTGGAATTGATTTTCCAAAATCTCCTTACATAGGTCAGATTCATTATGACTTCGATCTAAAAAGAACTTTTAGATATGAAGAAAAAGATTTTGGCGATTGTATTTTGAAGTCAACAATAGATTGGTTTCATTGGGTCGATATAACTGATAAAGACCTCTTATGACTTTTGAGGCAAGATCCACCTGTAATATCTCCCAGGTGGTTATGCTGCTTTTTTGTAATCTTGGGAGCCATGACCCTCATACTCCATCACTAAGCAATTTTACAAATGTTATTACAAGTTCCCATCGAGGATCTAGTAGGGGGTCAAAGGGGTTTTGAGTGCCCTGACTAATAAACTACTAGATAAGCTAACCTGATCTGTAAGTCCTCAGTCTACTATACTACATTAAAAAACATGGCTACTAAACCTTCATCACTATTTGAAAAAGATAAGCTGATACGAACTACAGTTCAGCTTAGAACCTCTCAGCATAAAGCATTGGAAAGTCTTAGCGGACCAGGAAAATCCATATCCCACCTGGTTAGAACTGCTATTGATATTTACTTAGAACCTATCTATGAACAGGCTCACGAAGATCAAAAAATGGACAGAATGTTAACTGAACTTGAACAAGCTGAAGATAGGCTTGAAAAACTAAACGAAAAAGCAATATTAATGGAAGATATTTTTGACGATTTAAAAACTACTGCTAAATAAAGAATGAAAAGAATAACATGGGTCGAGTGCCCAGGCTGTAAGATGTACAGCGATCAAAAGGTAATTCGTTCTGAGCGAAATTCAAAATTTATAACAATTCGTAGAAGGCTTTGTTATGAGTGTGGACACAAATGGTTTACGATCCAATATCCAGAAATGATAGTTCCTGATATACAGGCTCGTTATGCTTCTCGTGAGTGACGTTTCTTTATTATTTTTCTATACTTCCAGTGCATATAAAGTTGCTCTATCCACCATCTGACTTTGTATATTCCTGTAGTTTTTCTTGTTGGTGCTTTCATTACAGCTAATGTTGCTTCCAGTTCTATTACTCTCATCATTGCTTTAGACAATACTGTTTCAGCCCTGGCATGATTTTTCATCATGTCTATACAGAAGGCTTTTAGTCTGTCTGTATCTTCGCAAGCCATTACTTCTCTACATCGAAGTTCTATCGCCAATTCAGCTTCGGGAGGTAATTCCGTATGGATCATTTTCATAAAGCCGTCATTTTTCATGTCATTGAAGAGAGGTGGTGGAGCCTGGAAACATTCTGGCCTCGATAAAAGCAACTGCTTGATCGTCTATTGTATTGTCTGTTTGTTTAGCTATTGCCTTTAACAGATCCACAATCAATCTTTTCATTGCTTTGGATTTGATAAAGACTAAAAGGATAGGTTTTAAAATTTTTACCATCGGTTTTATGTGTTACTTCCCAAACATAGCTACTTTGCTAGTATTAGACAAGGATCTTTACTTTTATGGCTGAAGAGAAAGAAGAAAAAGAAGGCATCGAATGGGGTGAACTCTTTGGTCACGCTATCCGATTTCTGATTTTGACTTGGAGTTTATCAATGATGACTTTGGGGTACATGGGCAAGGTAAGAATTGATGGAGCGTTCACGGCTGGACTTGTCAGTGGGGTGCTCGGAAGCTATGGAATTTCAGTAGGAAACAAGAAAAGTGGCACAGGTAACAACAATGGTCCTAAAATAATAGATAATAGTAAAAACAAAGTAGGAATCAAATGAAAAGACTATTACCATTTATCTTTCTTGTATCCGCACCGGCTTATGCGGACATGACCCACAACATATCATCTAGTGTAAAATTTGAATCTCTTTCAGCAGCTAGTACGGCTGATAAGATTGGGTCGTCATACAGTATCTCAGGTAATAATGTAACAACTGTAGACTCTAATTCAGCAGCTACCATAGGTGGTTTTGGTTCTGTTACTAACGGAGTGCCAGCAGTAACTTTTCCCTCCGCTACGCAAGCGACTTCGGGCGAAGCCTTCAGCTTTTCTACTAGCTACTTGGAAGGAGATGCCACACCAGGTAGTGCAGTTACAGTAGGCACTGTGCCAAACTTCAGTGATTTGACCTCAACTTCTGCGGGATCTGTGGGTACAGCAGCAGTAGCACTAGATAACCACAATATTACAATGACACCTGGAACTGGAACGGGTATTGTAATTACAGGTCAGTTTGTCGTTGATCTCACTATCGAATGAGGAGGCTACTTCTTCTTGGCTTTGTTATATCTGCTCCTTGTTACGCTGTGCCAGTTATACCTAATTTTACGCAGGGAAGTTCCACAAGTCGAACAGAAACTTCCACAATTATTACAGAATCTATACGAACAACAGAGTATAATAGTGGGTTTTTGTACTCGGTTACAGGATCAGGAATACAGCATGACGGATCTTCTATATCTCCAGCAGCTACTACTGTTAATGAAACTATAAACGGAACTACGCATACATGGCAGGGATTAAATTTAGATCAACGACCCAACTGGACTCAAACAACTCAAGGAGATGCTTTTCAATTTACAGAAGTTTATCAAGCACCTGGTCTAGAATCCGTAACCGATATAACCCGAACCATCGAAAGCACAAGCGTTACAGATACCACAACTATCTTCTCGCAATAAGTCTTATAAGTAATCCTGTATTTGCCAACACCAGCAATACGGCTGCACCAGTGGCACAATCATCATCTTCAGTATCTAACTTCGCAACCCAAGTTTTAGGTGGCCCGATGGTAGAGAACCAATACGGAAATGGAATAGTTTGTTCTGGCCCACAGATGGGATTTAGCCCTTTTGTAACTACAACATTCAATCAAAGACGGCCACAGGATTACATTTACCATACTCCCGTGTACGACAACACAGATGCCAACAATGATAACGTGCCAGATAATCCAGGAAACATACTATACTATCAAGAAAACTATAGTGGTAACAAGGATTCTTTAGGACTTAATTTTGGATTTGCATTTACATTTAATATTCCTTTAGATAGTAGATTTCAAAACTCTTGTCTTGATGCTGCAAACACTCAAATAAAATTACAAAAACAAGAATTAAATGCTAAAAAATTAAATTACGAAATAGCGAGGCTTAAGAATTGTGGTGAACTTATGTTGGCTGGTATATATTTCGATCCTAAAAGTGAGTTCGCAAAATTATGCGAAGGAGTGCGTATCGCTCCAAAACCAAATCAAGTTATACCGCACACTCACGAACTAAAAATAGGTCAGTAGACAAGTCACGGGTATTAAACTTATCTACGGATAATTATTCTACCTTATCTTTCTTCTTTGTCAGCTTTTTAAATAAATTCTTTACTAAAGGTTTGACAATATTAAGCAGTAGTGGAGTAGTGGCAGCAACAGTAGCAATAGCAGCAGTGCTAACAAGCTGTGGAGGATTCGGTATGTATTGCTCGATGAATTTAACGTCTTCATATAGAGTTATACATTTACTCCCATCTTCGCTTCTTTCATGCCCAATGACACGTTCCAGCTTAAATTCGTTACGATAATCGCCTATTCTTTGGTCATCAGATCCAGGACAAGCAACAAATAGTGGTTTTTCTTCTTTCTTTTTTGGTTCGTATTTTGGTGGTTCTACTGTTGGCGGTACAAATTCTTCTGTCTGATTGG